ATGGAATTGTGATCTCAGCAAATTGTTTGTCAGCATGCATTGTTATAACTGCTCCTGTGCCGACATGAAACTCTCCAGTACGTGTAGTAAGTGGTGTGAGGAATTTCTGATCCCCATCATAGTAAACAGTGTGTATATACGCACTGTATGGGTCAACCCATCCCGAATTGTCTTGCCACATGTAGGCTCTGACTCTCCATGATCCTTTACGGTAGTGGAAAGTGCGCATAATTCGTGAGTGCAATGAGTCGTCTCCATGGGTTATATTGGCAGTCATGCTCTCCCAAGGATTGTACACGTTATTTAGACCTCGTGCACCTGATTGTGTGTATCTCAGGTGCATGTCGTATCTATGTCCCAATTCTTTGAAATTGGTTATGTTCTCGCCCATGCAAGAACCACTTTCCACTATGATCTTAGCTGGCACTAAAGGTGGAAAGTTCATTTTGAAAGTTTTTCGAACATTATGCATGGGCATAGCCTGTGGTTTTACATCAAAGGCAGTGATGGCAGAACTTGAGGAGTAAGTATCATCGATGTCGCATGGTTTAGCAACACGGAAGTCTTGTCCTCCAGCAACGTAGACGTTGCAATATACAGTAGAGTCTTGTGTAGAATTAGCTACTGACACTGTGTTAACAAGGAAAAAGTGTAGCATTCCATTGTTACCATGGGGACTACTAGGTGTGGTGTTCTGCGATTCTAAATATGGCATACGTTTCTGCCATAAACAGTGTTGAAGGTATGGAACATTAAAATGTATCCAAGTGTCTCCCGTGACATCCCATACCTTGACAATGAAATCTCCAAAATCCTCAGGAATTGTTGATAAAGAGAGGGCAGCATTTGGTATCCATGCCGCTGCAAATCTTAGAGATGTCATCTTGCTACATTGTAATAAAATACAGTAGTCAAGTGAGCCCGTCCAAAAAGTGAACATGGACGCCATGTTTGCAACATGGGTAGGAAAGAATCTATATCTCCCAAGGGCTGTATCATTGTAACAATAAAGTGGATTGACTGGTATTCTAAATAGAGTTTGTCGAGCTGGTGTTGTTCCTGAAAAGGTTGTGGATAAAACCATAGTAGGTAATCGTTTGTAGTGCTCGAATTGTTGATAATCTTCGTCGGTACAATAAACACTTGTGTCATCTGAAACAGCATTTTCTGGGTCGGCAGATAGTACACTTACAGTTCTGCCTCCACGAATAATGGCTAGTGGTTCACCTGCTGTGATTTGCGCATGGTGAACGGAAGGTATAAGATTTGGTTGTGATAAGCCCATTGCTGAGGCGCCTTTTGCGACGGCGGCGGAAACTGCAGCTATGGGTGTTGCTATAGCTGATACTTGTGGTACAACGGTAAACATGCTAGCAACTTTTGATACACGTTCAGCAATGCGTGAGAGAGTTCCTTCCTGTGATTTGACTCTCTGTTCTCGTTTACTTTGTGG